AAAGCCATAGCGATGGTCTAGCAATCAATACAGTCGAGGCGACAGAGAATGCCAAGGCGCTAGACAAACGCAGCGCTGCGTTAAAAAAGGCTCAAAAAGTCGCTGGTGAGACAAAACTCACCCCAAACAAAGCTTCTTTGGCCAACGCTGAAAAGTACGGCTTTGCAGGCTATGAGGCTCAATATGGTTTGCCTTACGGTTTGCTGACCGGCATACATATGCAGGAAACGCAGGGTCATACCACTGGGCCAAAAGCCACAGGTCCTATGACCAAATATGGCAAAGCAAAAGGCGGCTTTCAGCTTATCGATGATACTGCCAAGCGCTTCCAAGTTGGTAATCCTTATGACATGAAGCAAGCAACTGAGGGTGCGGCTAAATATTTAAGCTGGTTACTTAAGCGCTTTGACGGAGATTTAGCAAAGGCTGTGGCAGCATATAACACAGGTGAGGGCAACGTTGATAAACACCCCATGTCTTTAATTCTGTCAGACCGATGGGCACGCGATAAAAAGACGGGTGTGGGTCAAACCAAACAGTACACGCAAAACGTACTGGGTTATATGAAAGGAGTTACCAGCGAAACTGGCAAGATTATTTATGACAGCATGGTTGAGCAGGACAAGGAAACATTAAAGCGTCAAGAAGATACGCTGCGCCGCCAAGGCTCAATACAAGCAAAGTACGCAAGCGAACGAGAAAAGCAGGACCGCGAGTATGCTGCTGATGTTACTGAAATTGAAACCTTGTATGCTGAGGGGTCGATTGAGCGCACAGACTTATTAAATCGAGCAAAGATTGAATACGACGAAAAACGCACTGCTACCGCCAAATCAATACTTGAAAGCTACATGAAGGGCGAAGAAAGACTGACGTATGAGCATAACCAAGAAATAGAAAGGATAAACACCGCTTTTGCTGAAGACGACCCAACAAGACAGATGCTTATTGATTTGCAAAAAGCTGCTTACCAAGAAGATCTGGACAACTTTAGGTTTGCAGCAGGGGCAAAGGCCCGCGAACAAGACAAGCTGTATCAGTCTATTGCTAATAGCATTAAGTCCAATAGGGCGATTGTTGCTAGTGAAGGGCTTGACCGCATGGCACAGCGCACCATGAGTGGTAGTGATTATTCAGTATGGCGATTGGCACAAGACCGCGACGAAACCTCTTATTCGGTCAATGATCAGTATTCTGAACGGCAGAAAGAGATTAATAGCAGAGATGAGCGCGGTGAATTTGAACTCCCAGAGCTTGAACGCTTTGAGTTGCTAGAGCTTGCCAAACAAGAGCATATGGATAATATGTGGGCAATGGAAGAGGACTACGCGCTTAAAGAAAAGACGTTAAGCGATCAGATGCAGGACGCCAAGTTACAAAATTACGGCAACACAATGGGTGCTATGGCTGGCTTGCTTGGTGCGTTTGCTGGCGAGAATAACCGAGTCAGTCAGATGATGTTTGCAGCTCAAAAAGGCTATGCGCTCGCCCAAATATTTATGAATAATAAAGTGGCATTATCAGAAGCTTGGGCGTCAGCACCATTCCCATACAACGTACCTGCTGTTGCTATGGCCGCGCTCGAGACAGGTGCGCTAGCTGCTGCAGCGCAAGCAATCACACCGTCATTCAGTGGCATCGCTCATGGCGGCCTTGATTACGTGCCTAAAGAGCAGACCTATTTGCTCGATAAAGGCGAGCGTGTGCTATCACCTAACCAGAATAAAGACTTTACAGATTTCATGCAGGGGAATCAGACTAGCGGGGGTGGTGTTGGCGAAATCAATATCGTTGTAAGCGTAGACGCCAAAGGCAATAGCTCAATGACTGGTGATACTGCTAACAATCTCGGAAGGGTTATGGCTAAACAAGTAGAGCAAACGGCTCGTAATGTGGTTAGAAAAGAGTTAATGCAAGGTGGTATGATAGATAATCGTCTTAGAAGATAGGCTTGCTATTGGAGCAGCTTTGCATAAAAAGGAAATGGTTGTGAGCGATATTAAAAGTATAGCGGAAGGTTTTGGAGAGGGCATTAAGCCTTTGTTAGAAACTATGGTTAGCCTAGATTATGCAAATACCGCTTTGGTATCGGCGCTGGTGAAACACTTGATTGATGAAGGTGTTATTAATATTGATAAATACTTGGAAAGCAACAAACACTACGAAGAATTGCTTAAAGAAGGGTTTTTAGAGCAGGACCCTGAAAGTGAATCAGCGAAACAAAGCGTGATGATGCTTGAAAAAGTCTTTACTGGTCACAGAAGTGATCTCACTAAACCCGAGTGAGAGCTTTTATTATTAATTGAAAAAAACCACCCTAATCGGTGGTTTTTTAATGGATGAAATATATGACACTCAGAACGTTTACATGGTGCGTCAATGAAGGTGCGACGCAAAATACCGAGATTAAAACCAGAACCACACAATTTGGCGATGGTTACGAGCAAGTTTCCAGCTTTGGTATCAATAATGCCCGTAAGTCATGGCAATTCTCAAAAACAGCTTTTTCGCCCGAGATTACTGAAATACATGATTTTTTGTTAGAACATAACGGCGTAACTCCGTTTATTATGACTATCGATGGTGAAACCAAGACATATCGTACCGAAGGTGATATCAGTAAGACCCATATCAGCGGCAAAGTTTGGCAAGTATCATTTAACGTAAAGCAAGTCTTTTTCCCCTAAGCTAAAAAAATAGCCATTAGAATATTCAATGTAGAAATCTCTTTACCACCAACCAAGTATATCCAGACAACCGAATAGGTGGCCACGTTATGCCTGCGAACCTAATAAAGAGCGAAAATCATGTGCTTATCTATTTAAGTGATGACGGTCAATTACTATCTGATAAATCAGATGCAGCCATTGGCAGTCATCTGGTCTTACACCGTCGCACAGCCACCGCTCAAAAGATGAGATTTAAGGCAAGGTCTGACAAGAGCGCAGCATGATTATTGTGCGACATAAGAGTTTTTTATAAACACATAGTAGGAAATATTATGGAACAGCAAACTCAGCACGAAGCCAGTCAATTAAGTGAGAAAACCCCTGCTCGATATGCGCTTGCTCAGGCGCTGAAAGAAACACAGAATACATGTGACTCGGCTTATTGCCGTAGAGTGTTACGCTCTGTTCTTCCCATACCAAAAAAGGTTGCAATGCTTTTGCAAAGTCATCGCCTTGAGTAGATGAAACGTAGTTATAAAACAGGCTATCAATTTTAGTAATGTTGATAGCTGAATAATCATAATCTGGACGAAACCCAAACTCCAAATAAGAATACCAAATACCGTTATCTAGTGCTTTTTCACAAAGCATACCAAGCGTCATAACGCCATTATTTTCAGAGTTCAACAAAGCTACTCTTTTTTTAAGGATAGGCATGTCATTTAGCTCATGAATTTCATCTATACTCTCAGGGCTTATGGTGAGGTCAATAGCACCAATGTTAGTGCGACCATCATCTAAGTCCACTCGGTACGGCCATTGGATATAAGTTGGCGACAATCTTGGGCCTACTGTCATTATACAATCCTTCAGCAAGTTGGCTTTGGAATAGTAATACTAACACCAACCACCTTAACCGGTGCATTCTTTTATGGACGCAATTTATGAAACTTAAAACAATACACTTGCATGGCGTACTCAAAGAGAAGTTTGGCGAGTTTTTTGAACTTTCTGTCAGCTCATGCAAAGAAGCAACTCACGCGCTAGGCTGCATGATTCCAGACTTCAAATTATTCATGCTGCAAGCTGAGCAAAACGGTATGCGTTTTGCCATCTTTGTTGACGATAGAAATATCGGTGAGGACGAGATTGAGAACGTGACCGGCGCAAGTGTTATTCATATTGTGCCTAAAATTATGGGTGCAGGTGGTGATGCTATGGGCTGGCTGCAAGTTATCGGCGGTGCAATATTGGTTGGCGTTGGTGTCATAGGTTTTGGCTTTAGCGCAGGAACATCGTCGGCATTAATCGGTGCAGGTGTCGGCATGATGGTCGGTGGTGCAGCCAGTTTGCTTATGCCAACACCTAAGATGGACGGTAGCCAAGACGAGGACGGCAACCGAGCAAACTACGGATTCGGTGGCGCTGTCACAACAGTGGCGCAAGGCAATCCAGTGCCGATACTTTACGGCAGACGCTACATCGGCGGCTTTATTTGTTCAGCAGGTATTTACACAGAGGACACGCAATGATTAAGGCTGTTAAGGTTCTAAAAGAAAATAAGGTTCATGGGAGCATAGCCCACGGAGAGCTCATGCAAAGCAAATCATTATCGCTGCGACTTAATAATGCTTAACGCCCTACACTATGCGCCATGAATTGCATATAAAAAACCAATAACAATCAACGTCAATCATAGCCCGTATTAAGAGGCTTTTTTAATGTCTAAAAGACTAGGGACTCTATGTCGTTACAGACGAGCGTGGCAATGACAATCAAACGCTTCGCCAAGCGATTATATTTATCAAGCAAGGTGAAGTTGATATTGAGTTTCACTGCAACTATTTTCACTTACCGACTGCTGAAAGCGTCGAAGCGCTGGCACAGCCAAAAGACAAGGTAATCTGTCAAAAATAATGAAAAGATTCCAGTCCGCAAGACCCGGACGGCAATAAACCCAGTTATGCCTTTGGCGGTGCGGTGACCACCGTCGCTGAAGGCAATCCGGTGCCGCTCGCGTATGGACGTCGTCAGATAGGTGGCGCTGTTATTAGTATGATGATCGTCAATGAGGATAGCTAAGACACCCAGTTATAAGCAATACCCATAAAATCCATATCATTTGTTCAAAAAAGCCCACCTAAACAGGTGGGCTTTTTTTTGTGCCTAAAACTTGATAAACATACCTAAAATTAGGTACATCTAATAGCGCATATTTAGGGTGTGAAAAACTTAACGCCCAGGGTCGCATTTAAGATGCGACCCTGGGATTATTAAAAATAAATGTGCTGAGCAGTTATAAGACCCCTGCCCAACTTTGGGCAGGGGTCATGCGTTACGAGGTAACACTGATAAGACCGCCAAACCTTTTGTTTTCAGGGTTCCGCATTTGAGGTGCGGAATACATCGGTCCATCCTCAGATTGAGGTTAGATAAACAACTTACTCACGTTGAGGAAGTTGATTTATAGGGTCTCCTAAAAAATAGTACACCCCTAGGGCGTACCATCTGGTACACCCAAACCTATAGCACCAAAAATCCTCATTGGGGGACGTACAAAAGACGCTGACGAGATACATCCAAATTTGGATGTATCTATTTGCTAGGCTCGCCTGCATGGAGAAAATCACCATACAGATGGCTTTTATTAGATACCCCCAATTTTGGGGGTATCTGTTTAGATGTGCCCAAACTTGGACGCATCTATTTAAATGTCCTCAAACTTGAGGGCATCTTTATATAGACGTTCACCCAATGGGGGTAGGTTATTCAACTTCCGCCAATGACGGAAGTTAAGGGGGTGCTAAAAAATAGTATACCCTTGCTTGCATGAATATCTATCCTCAAATTGAGGTTGGACAATCTAGGAGTATCATAATTATAACGATACGCTATACATGTGTTTTATACACCCCCCAATGGGGGATGTATAATCTAGGGGGTGTCGTCATAATTACGACACCCCTTTTTTCAACTTCCACACTGTGTGGAATTTAGGAGGACTGCTCAAAGTTGAGCAGTGGTGGATGGCTAGTTGATCCACTGCCCAGCTTTGGGCAGTGATAGACTTTATAGAGTTCGTCATCATGACGAGCGCTATTCTTGCCCGCAACTTATTTATAATAGAAGAATCTACTAATACATAAGCTAGTAGGGTAGAGCTATCAT